GATGCTGCTTCGCAACGGCGTCATCAGGTGGTGGCACGACGAACGGCAGGTGATCAAGGTCACGCACCACACCGGCCTTGACGACATGGCATTCGCCCAGATCGTTGCGGCTGATGATGTGCAGGTTCTGGAGCACTCGCCACGGCTTGAGACCGTGCAGGCTGTCGATCCCATGACAGGCCAGCCGGCAGAAATTCAGGTGCCGGTCCATGACGTGAAGGTCAAGCGGGCTGAACCTGTCCGCAAGATCAAGCTGGCGGCTGTTCCGCTTGAGAAATTCCTGATCCATCCGGACGCGATTGATCTGGACGATGCGCTTTTGGTCGGCATTAGCGAACGGCTCCGCCGCGCTGATCTTATCGCGATGGGTTACGACCGCGACGTGATCGAGGCTTTGCCGGAAGCATCTACCGATCTGGAAGCGGAAGAGGAGCGCCTTCAGCGTCGCCGTGAGTATGCCGAACAGGTTGTCACCGAACGGATGCTGCAAGAGGTCGATTATTACGAGGTTTACGTTCGGATCGACAAGGATGACGACGGCGTGGCTGAATTGCGCCGTATTGTCATGGCGGGCGGCACCGGGCAGGAAAACATCCTAGAGGATGATTACTGGGACGAGGTGCCTTTCGCTGACATCGCGTGCGAGCGCAGGCCGCATCAATGGGAAGGCGCATCGGTTGCCGACGACGTGCAGGAAATCCAGCGCGTCAAGACGGTGCTGTTGAGGCAGACGCTTGATAACCTTTACTGGCAGAACATGGCGCAGCCAGCTGTTCAGGAAGGGGCTATCGAAAACCCCGAGGCTGTTCTTAACCCGCAGTTTGGCCTGCCCATTCGCGTCAAGCGTGGCGTGGCGATTGCGGAAGCGCTGCAATATAACCGGGTGCCGTTCTTTGCCGAACAGTCCTTCAGCATGTTGGGCTATCTCGACAACGAAGCGGCTGACCGAACGGGCATTAACGACGCATCGTCTGGCATGTCCCCAGATGCGTTGCAGAACACCACAGCGAAGGCCAGCGCCATGATTGAAGCGCAGGGCATCGGACAGACTGAATTGATCGTTCGCACGCTGGCGCATGGTCTAAAGCGCGTGTTCAAGGGCCTGCTCCGGCTGGTGATCCAGCATCAGGACAAGCCCCGCTCGGTCAGGCTCAAAGGCCAGTGGGTGCAATTCGATCCTAGATCGTGGAACGCGAGCATGGACGCGACGGTGAACGTCGGTCTGGGTGCCGGCACTCGTGAACGCGACATGATGATGATGTCCCAGATCATCGGGCTTCAGGAGCGTCTTTACGCGGCGTTGGGTGCCGATAATCCGTTCGTCAAGCCGGACAATTTGCATCGCGCGCTTGTGGGCATGACCATGGCGGCGGGCATCAAGTCGCCTGATATGTATTTCACCGCTCCGGACCCGCAGGACATCGCAAGGCGCGAACAGGAAGCCCGCCAGAAGCCGACGCCTGAACAGGAAAAGGCCCAAGCCACAATGCAGATTGAGCAAATGAAGGCTCAAATTGCGATGCAGATGAAGCAGGCTGATATGCAGGTGCAGACCAGCAAAGAGCGCGCCCAGATGGACGCTGACTTGCAGGTCAAGATGGCTGAAATGGAAAAGGACGCCATTGCACGCCGTGAACAGCTTGAAGCCGACGCGATCAAGGAAGAGCAGAAGGCCAACCTTGAGCGCGAAAAGATGGCGCAGGCCGAACGGCTCAAGTTGCTGGAATTGGCGCAGGCCCGTGACCTTGCATTGATGGCCCGTGGCGCTGAGGAAAGCCCAGACGGCACGCTTGCGCCGCTTGGAACAGATGCCGTCAATCAGATTATCCAGTCAGTGCAGATACTGGCGCAAAATGTCCAAGGGCTTGGCGCAATGCAGAACGCGCCCAAGCGAATTGTGCGTGATCCGGTGACTGGCGACATCGTTGGCGTCGAAGCCATCCAATAGATTTAGGAAAGCCGCATGAGCGCATCAAACGCCTTTGAAACTGCAATCTTGCAGCACATTTTCCAGAACGCGGCGATTGCCAACATTGGCGACGTGTCGGGCTTGCCTGCATCCGCTACTGCCGGCTCATTGCATGTGTCACTACACACGGCAGATCCCGGTGAGGCCGGCGCGCAGAACACCAGTGAGGTATCCTACACCGGATACGCTCGGCAGGCTGTAGCCCGCTCCGCTGGTGGCTGGACGGTATCTGGTGCCAACGCATCCAACGCGGCGGCGGTTGTGTTCGGCCCCTGCACGGCTGGCTCGGCCACGATTACCCATTTCGGCATCGGCACGGCATCGTCTGGCGCTGGCAACCTGCTTTTCTATGGCGCGTTGACGGCTCCGATCTCGGTCACAACGTCATCGAATGCAACGCAGACCTTCGCCATCGGCGCGCTTGATGTGGATGTTGACTAATGGCTGACAATATCACGGCACTCGCCAACACAGGCTCCGGAACGGACGTATTCGCAACCGATGACATCGGCGGCGTCAATTACCCGCGCACCAAAATCGGCTTCGGGGTTGATGGCTCCTACCACGACGTGAGCCACTCGCACCATTTGCCCGTTGTGACGCAGGATGAGTTGATTGAGGCCATCGAGGCTATGCGGATGGCCGTGCAGGCCCTGACACGTTCGGGGCTAGGGCAGTCCATGCCAGACACGGCGCAGCGCCTGCGTGTGGTTGTGGACGCGATTACGGCGGGTCTCACGCTGGCGACAATCACGACAGTTGGCACTGTCACAACCGTTTCGACAATGACGAACCAGACGCAGGTCGGCGGCTTCGCTGCGACTGAGCAAATCCCGTCGCTGATGCGACTTGGCGCTGACAGCATGCGCCGCAACATCTCGGTGACATGACATGGCGACCACGAACGGCAACCGCAAAATCCTCGACCTGAAGCGCTGGGAGTTTTGCACGCCTGCCCCGACTGCCACGGTTGCGGGTGCGTTCATTGCGTCGTCGAGGCATTACCGGCAGCAGCAGTTGTTCGTCGCATCCGCGACGGTGCATTATCTGTATAACCCGCTTGAAGATGCGTGGGTGCAAATCCCGTCCGGTGCGCTGGCTGGCACGTTCGCAGTCGGCGCGTGCGGCACTGCAACGTCAGTCGGCCCGTCCGGCACTGCCACGGCTGGCACGACCTCGACCATCACGACGGGCCTGACGATTGCCCGCGATCTGCGTGGATATTCAATCCACATCACAGGCGGGCCGAACGCTGGCGTTACGCTGCCGATCCTGTCCAACACCATCGGCGCGGCTTCGGTCATCACCGTTGCAACGCAACTGTCAGCGTTTTCGGCATCGACGACGTTCCGCCTCCTGACGCCTCGCTGGTATGTGCTCAACGCCATCACGGCAGCGGGCACGACGACGGCAAACGTGTTCAGGTTCTATGACTTCGCGCTGAACACATGGACTTCAGCCGAGACTGGCGCAACGGACGGTATTGCCCCGGCAGCGGTTATCGGCACTGACAGCAAGTTGATTGCAACGCCGTCTTGGATGGGTGAGGGCTATGCCCCATTCGCGACCGGCACGGCCACGGCGGGCGGCGCATCGACGCTCACCAATTCCGCAAAGACATGGACCACGAACCAGTGGGCTAACTCACAGGTTCGCATTGTGTCTGGCACGGGCGCTGGCCAAATTCGCACGATCGCATCGAACACCGGCACCGTGCTGACGACATCGACGGCGTGGACGACGCAGCCCGATGCAACGAGCGTTTACAACATCGAAGGCAATGACGACTTCATTTATTATATGGGGTCTGCTGCCGTAACCCTGTTTCGCTACAGCATCAGCGCCGGCACATGGACGACGCTTTCGCCGACCGCTGCCCGTGCTGCTGCCCCAGCAGTCGGCATGTCGGGCCATTGGGTGTGGGAAGCGACAGACGCTGCATGGACGGACGAAAGCGCCATCCGGAACGGGCGGTATATCTATTCGTTCCGTGGTGGCGCTGGTGCCGTGCTGGACCGCTACGACATCGCGCTCAACACATGGAACAGCGCGCTAACCTACGCGCCAGCAACCGAGGTGTTCGGGGCCGGCAGCAAGTATGTCTATCGAAATGACGCCATCTACACCCAAAAGGACGCAACGGGCCGCTGGTTCCGCTACAACGTCGTCACAGGCGAACAGGACGGTTGGTCAACGATGACCTACACGCAAGGCGCTGCCATTGCTGGCGACACCAGCTTCGACGTTCACTACACAGACGGCGCAACCGAGATTGACTACGTCTACATGGTGCTCAACACCAGCAACGTCATGCTTCGCGCGATGGTGATTTAACATGACCGTCAGCCAGATCATTGAAATGCTCGAACGCCGTGTCGCCTACCTGAGCCAGTTGCGTTCAAGCGCGGCGGCATTGGGTGACATCGCCCGCGTGGCATCACTTGACGAGGATCTGGCCGAAACGGAATTGACGCTCGCCACGCTTCTTGCTGCCAACAACTGAGTAACGCGCGATGCTAACGCTTTGGCTGGCGACGGGTGTCATTGCCAAGGAAGCGCTGGCACCCGGTGCTATTGCCGGGCAGACTTCGCTCACGTTCACGACAACGGCGGGGCTTGACACCAGCGCGGCAATAACCGGGCAATCGGCGCTAACATTTACCACAACCGCAGACCTCACCGGGTCTGGCTCGGCTGGCGCAAACATAAGCGGCTCAACATCGCTGACGTTCGATGCGTTTGCGTTTCTTGCCGGCACGACGAACATTGAAGGCTCAACCTCGCTCACGTTTAGCGTGTCGGGGCAGCCTGAACAGCTAAACGATGCGTCCAATCGTGGTGATGGCTACTCGGTCCAGCGCAGCCCGCGCAAGCCACGCCAGACCATCGTTGAGATATACGAAGAGCAGGTTGAAACCATCGAGCGTGCTGCCAAAACGGCACGCAAGCGCAAGCCATCGCCGGCAGTCATTGAAGCCGCACAAGAGGCTGTCGAGTGGCTCACAGAAGCCCGTATAGCCCCGATTGCGGTTGCAGGTATCGAACGTGCTGTTGACGCCCTGAACGCTGCCACGCTTGGCCGCATGGCGTTTGCGAAGGCCCTTGAACGGCACACCGAGACCATCCGCGTTGAACAGAAGCGCAAGAAGCGAAACGAGGAAGCGGCACTTGTGCTGCTGTTGGCTGCATGACGAACGAACAGCGCATTGCCCGGGCACGGGCCTTGATGGACGATGATCTGTTTATCGCGCTGATGAACGAATTTGAGGCGTCTGCAATCGACGCTGCGATATTTGCCAAGGCAACAGACCATGAGGCCAGACAGGCTGCATGTGCTGAAGCTAAGGCCATCCGTGATTTCAAGGCGAAGCTCGCTGCCATCGTGCGCGGTGCCAAATCGTCCTCGAAAGACGCTCCGGCATAGTGCCGGGCACAAGACTAGGACACCAACCCCATGAGCAATAACGTCAACCTGCCCTCGGGCGGGAACGGAACTGCGACACCCTCCAACAGCTTCGACGATAATCTAGGGGACTTCGACTTCGAGGAGCAGGATCGTGACCCTGCCGAACCTGCGACCGAAGAAACCGAGACCGGCGACGACAGCGAGACGACTGAGGCCGAGAGCCAAGAGGTCGAAAATCCCGAAGCCGAACCAGAAGGCGACGAAACCGAACCGGAAGGCGAAGAGGCTGAAAAGCCCGAACCAACCGATGACGTGACCGTCAAGCTTCCGACTGGTGAAGCCGTCCCACTAGCCGAACTGAAGAACGGCTACATGAGGGATCGGGATTACCGCATCAAGACAACTCAGGTCGCGGAAACGCGCAAGAGCCTTGAAGCGCAGGCTAACCGCGTCACGCAAACGGTGGACGTTCTGGCAGACTTTCTCGCCAAGCAACTGCCACCAGAACCTGATCCGGCCCTTCTTTATACCGACCCGCAGACGCACTATCGCCAGCGCGCGATTTATGACGCTGCGATAGCCCAGATCAACGCTGTTATCGAACTTGGTGCTGCCCCGAGAGAGGCGGTCAACAAGCTTAACGACCAGCAGCGGTCCGAAATCCTCGCGACTGAAAACGCAAGGCTGGCGGACCGGTTTCCGATGACCACGAAAGAGCAAGGCCGGAAAGAGTTTTTCGACCGTGCTTTGAAAGCGGCTGCCTATGTCGGCATGACCGCTCAGGAAGTGGCCAACGAAACTGATCATCGGCGTCTTGGCATCGCTTATCTTGCCTCATTGGGCATGGAAGCGCTCGAAGCCAAGAAAACGGCTCAGAAGAAGGTGCAGGGTGTTCCTGCTATTGCCCCGGTCAAGCGACAGTCAGCCACACAAGGCGCTGTTGCGGCAAAGGGCAGGCAGGATGCGTTGAAGCGGCTCTCAAGTTCGGGCCGTCTTGAGGACGCGCTCGATCTCATCTGATCAGCCCTCATTCATCATAAGGAGGCCATCATGGCCGTTGTTACCAACACGTTCCGTGCGTCCGGTGCGACCACGAACCGCGAAAGCCTGTCCGACGTCATCAGCATGATCACGCCGGAAGATACCCCGATCTATTCCATGATCCCGAAAGGCAAAGCCGACGCCGTCAAGCCGGAATGGAGCGTGGACGATCTGGCCACCCCGGCCCGCAACATCCGCGAAGAAGGCGACGACTACACCTTCTCGCAGGTGACACCGCCCGCCCGCCTTGCCAACTTCACGCAGATCTTCCGCAAGGATTGGATCATCTCCAATACTCAGGAAGTCACCTCGGAAGCCGGCAACGCGACCAAGCGCAAGCGCACCAAGCTGAAGCGGGGTGTTGAACTGCGCAAGGACGTTGAGTTTTCCATCGTTGACACCCTGCCCAGCCTCGGCGGCAATATCCGTCAGTCCGGCACGCTGTCCACTTGGCTGGTCACGAACACCTCTCGCGGTGGCTCCGGCACCAACGGCGGTTTCAACACCGGCACGGGTCTCACTGTTGCACCAGGTGCAGGCACCCAGCGTGCCTTCTCCAAGGTCATCATGGATACCGTGATGCAGTCGATCTACAATAACGGCGGCACTTCCAAGAGCCTCGTTGTCAGCCCCTACGTGAAGAGCGTTTTCGTCACCTTCATGAGCGACACCAACGTTGCGGCATTCCGCTACAACGTGGACAAGGCTGGCTCTGCCAAGAACACCGTGGTTGCCACTGCCGACTATTACGAAGGCCCATTCGGTCGAGTGATGGTTGTCCCCAACCGCGTGATGGCAGGTTCCGCCACCGTTGCCCGTAACGCCTTCTTTGTCGATCCCGACTTCCTCGAATGGAAGTGGCTCCGCCCCATCAAGGAAGATGCGGGCGTTGCCAAGACCGGCGACGCAGAACGCGGCGTGCTGATCGGCGAAGGCACTTTGGCTGTCAAGAACGAGAAGGGTCTCGGCGTCGCCGCTGACCTGTTCGGCCTGACCGCTTCGACCTGACGAAACAGGGGCGGGCTAATCCCCGCCCCACTCCCTCACATCATTGAAAGGACCATTCGTCATGTCGACGATCTTCTCTCTCAACTCCGGCACCGCAACCGCTACGGCGGGCGCTGCTACTCTTGCCAACCGTTTCGGCAAGGTCACGTCCGAAACGCTCACCACGGCGCAGAACGGCGTTTACACCCTGACCATCACCAACACGAGCGTTCGGGCTTCCGATATCGTGCTGGCATCGGTCGCCAATGGCACCAACACGCAGGGCTCGCCCGTCGTGACCCGCGTTCAGCCTGCCGATGGTTCGCTGGTTATTTTGGTCGCCAACCTGCACGCATCGGCGCAGGCCCTTAACGGCACCATCGTCGTGTCGTTTGCGGCCATGGGTGCCTGATCATGGGCTGGCCGAAAGGCGTCGCTCGCAAACCACAAGGGGCGGCGGAAACGTCGCCTCTTTCCATCTCAGAACCATTGCAGGAACCTATCATGGCAAATGAACCAAAGGCCGAAGCCACAACCCCGGTCAAGCTGCTTTATGCCTACTGGATTGCGGAAGATGACCGCGTTGAGGAAGGCACCATCATCGAATTGCCAGTTTCCGAGGCTCGCAAGCTGATCGAAAACGGCAAAGCCGCTCGCGCTGACAAGTTCCCGGGTGAGTGACATGGAAATCCAAGATGGTTCATGGACGTTGTTCGACCACGACCCGGACACGGGCCGCACCATCTGGCAGTCTATTGATGACAACGGCGTGATGGTGTTCCGCGTTGATATGCCGGTTGACGCTGTTCTGGAAGCCAACGCAGAAGCCTACAAGGACGCTGAAGGAACGCGGTTCGGCGAATGGGCGCGCGTCGCGTCTGTTCCGCTGACCTTGCTGCATTCCAGCGGGCTGCATGAAGCGCACTTGCAGGATGACCAGAAGTTTATCTCACGTTGGATGAACGACGGGGATAACAAGGCTTTCCGCACAAGACCGGGTGATGTCTAATGTCTGCGCTGGATGATTACCTTGATCTCAGGCTTGCAGTCAGCGAGCACGTCGGCAATCGCGCCATTTCTGACGTGTTCCCGCGTCTTGTCCAGTTGGCCGAAACCACGCTGAACAAGAAGCTGCGCACCCGTAAGCAGATGACAACGGCCACGCTGACATTCACCAGCGGCGTGGCCCCGTTGCCGACGAATTGCCTCGAAATCATCAGCTTGTTCAACATGCACAAAGAGCCAATGCGCGCAACATCGCTCGCTGACGTGCAATTTGAACAATCTAGCAACACGCAATACGCTATCGATGGCACGAACGTCGTGATCTACGGTCTGACCGGCACCCGTGAATTGCGCTATTTCGCATCCTTGCCGACGCTGACGACCAGCCCGACAACGAGCAACTGGCTTCTAGCCGATCACCCGCATGTTTACCTGTATGCGGTGGGCTTTGAGGCTGCCAAGTTCCTGCGTGATCCGGAATTGGCGACAATGACCGATCAGCTATTTTCCAACGCGCTTGATGAAATCAAGATCGACGACGACCGCAGCCGGTGGGCTAACGGCGTGGTCAGAATGCAGGCTTACACGCCATGACGCTGCTTACAATCGTTCAGGACGTTGCGCGCAATACGGCAATTGGCATTCCAGCGACGGCATCAGGCTCGACGGAACGCGAAATCGTCAACATCGTGCAATTCGTCAACGACACCGGCCTAGAGCTTGCCCGCCGCGTGGATTGGGGCGCGTTGCGGCAGACTTCGACAAAGACGGGCACGGGCGTGCTGGTGGCGCATACCATGCCGTCCGGGTATTCGCGTTTGATTAACGGCAATGCCGTATCGGCGAGCGGTGTTCCGGTTCGTGGCGGGCTGTCACCCGATGAATGGGCATCTTTGACGCCGGTTGAGGGAACGCCAAGGTTCTTTCGTATGCGTGGCAACACCATCAGCTTCTACCCATTTCTCGCTAACGGCGCGACGGCGGTTGTGACATTCCAGAGCCTGCATTGGGCATCGAACGGCACAGAGCGTCTGAACCTTGATGCTGAAACGGCGCTTATTCCGGAAGACCTGATCACGAAGGGCGCAATCTGGCGTCAGCGTCGCCATGTGGGGCAAGACTTCTCCGATCAGATTGCCGAATATGAAGCTGCGTTGGCTGATTATGCCGCATACGACGCGCGGGATCGGTCCCCATGATCCGGCCCGCTCGCGGTCAACCCAGACAAACGGCAGCGCGTCCGGCTGCGATGAA